TGAAACAATATCTTGAATTTGTGGTTGATGGATTACTAATTAAATTAGGATGTAAAAAACACTTCAATGTTGAACAACCATTTAAATTTATGGAACAAATTGCGGTTGAAACTAAAGGTAATTTTTTCGAATCTAGAACTGTTGAATATCAGAAAGCGAAATTGAATGAAACAATTTCTTTTACTGATGATTTTTAATTAAAAATTTATTACAATATGATGTCACTTAGAATTAAAAAACGAAGTGGAGACGACGCGTCGTTTAATCCACAGAAAATCTATAATCGAATTAAACGAGCATCTAAAGGATTGAACGTTAATTCAGATGAGATTTTTATAAAAGTAATCACTTCAGTACCTACCGAAGGATTGATTACGACTAAAGAGTTAGATAAACTTATTTATGAAATTGCTGCGGCTTTTACAGGTAGTCATCATGATTATTCTCGTTTAGCTTCTTCAGTTGCGATTTCTTCATATCATAAGGAAACCGATAGTAGTTTCTCGAATACTATGCACATGTTACACGATGAAGGAATCGTTAATGATGAATTTATGAATATGATTGAAAAGTATGGTCCTGAGAAAATTGACGAAGTAATTAATCACGACAATGATTATAATTTTGATTATTTTGCTTGGAGGTCTCTACAAGAAATGTACTTATTAAAATTATCAAACGGTAAGGTAATTGAAAGACCTCAACACATGTATATGAGAGTTGCCATTTGGGTGACTAAATCATTTGAACAAGCGGTTGAGTATTATAAATCATTATCTAATCAGTTGATTTCACCAGCAACACCAATCATGATTAACGCAGGTACCAAAGTACCGCAATTAGCGTCTTGTGTTTTACATTATAACAATTCAGATTCTCGTAACGGATTATTAAATACGTTAAACGACATCTCGACGTACTCATCAGATGCTGCAGGGATTGGATTATCGATGTCAAATATTAGAAGTAAAGAAAGTAGGATTTCTTCATCAGGAGGTTTCGCGGGAGGATTATTAAAGTATCTTAAGATTGTTAACGAATCACTTAGATTCTTCAACCAACAAGGTAGGAGACCAGGTAGTGCGGCAATTTATCTTGAACCTTGGCATAAAGATATTTTTGACTTATTAGATATCAAGAAAAACACAGGTGCTGAGGAACTAAGAGCTCGTGATTTATTCACTGCTTTATGGATACCTGATAATTTCATGAGGGCGGTTAAATCAAATAGCGATTGGTATCTATTCTGTCCTAATGATATTAAAAGAGCGGGTTTAAAACCGTTACAAGAATGTTACGGACAAGAATATGAAGAAGAATATAATAAGGCAGTTAGTCTTGGTATCGGTAAAAAGGTTAAAGCTCAAGATATTTGGACAAAAATTATTGAATCACAAGTTGAAACAGGCGTTCCTTATTTATGTTCTAAGGATAGTGCGAATAGAAAGACTAATCACCAAAATATTGGTGTAATTAAACAATCGAACCTTTGTAATGAGATTTATCAATACACCGATGAAGAGACTACTGCGATATGTACACTTTCATCAATGGTATTAAAGAACTTTATTATTGATGGTAAATTCGATTTTAAACTACTTTATTCTGAAGTAAGAAAAGTGGTTCGAGCATTAAATAAAGTGGTAGATATTAATAACTACTCAACCGAGAAAGGACGTAAAGGAGGTCTTGAACAAAGAGCAATTGCTATTGGGACCCAAGGATTAGCGGATGTGTTTTATTTAATGGATTATATCTTCACTTCGGAAGATGCGAAACAATTAAACAAGAACATTTTCGAAACTATTTATTTTGCAGCGATTACTGAAAGTATGGAATTGTGTAAGTCAGGAGAATACAAACCATATGCTCATTTCGAAGGTTCTCCAATGTCAAAAGGAGTTTTCCAATTTGATATGTGGGGTCTTGACTACGAAGGATTAGGTAGAATGTGGGATTGGGAAAGTCTTAAATTAGAAGTTTCAAATCATGGTGTTTGTAATTCTTTATTCACCGCTCAGATGCCTGTTGCATCATCAGCAAAAATCACAGGTTCGTTTGAAATGACAGAACCCGCTCACTCCGCATTATTTAATAGAAGAGTCGTTGGTGGTGAAATTATGATTGTTAATAAATACTTAATTAGTGACTTTGAAAAAATTGGTATATGGTGTGAAGATTTAAAGAATGAAATCATTCTTAATGAAGGGTCAATCCAAAATGTAAACTTTAATAATTACCTTGATTTAGAAGACAAACGTTACAACTTTAAAGTTAAAAGAATTGAACACCTAATTCAAAAATATAAAACAATTTGGGAAATTTCGCAAAGAGAACTTATTGATATGGCGGCAGATAGAGCACCATTCATTGACCAATCACAGTCGATGAATATCTATATGGCGAACCCAACGTTATCAAAGATTACTTCATCACACTTCCATTCTTGGGAAAAAGGATTGAAAACACTTTGTTATTATGTTAGGACCAAAGCAATATCAACAGGTGCTAAACATTTGGCAGTTGATATCTCAAAGATTGAAAGACCAAAACCAATAGTTGAGACACCTAAGGTTGATTTTAATAATATGAATTTACCTGAAAAACCAGTAGACAGTCAATTTGATTGTTTTGGTTGTTCATCTTAAAAATAAATCCCGATTAATCGGGATTTTTTATTTTAAACAGTATTTAAAGAAAATTATCACGTAGTATATTTATAGTTAATGGCAGATGGAAGAACATATGGTATAAATTTCCCTTTTAGAGATTCATCAAAAGGTACTTATCTTGAGTTATCTGAATTTAATGATGAGGAAATTAGAAGTAGTTTAATTCACTTATTGTTAACTAGAAAAGGTACTAGATATTATTTACCTGATTTTGGTACGAGACTTTACGAATATATTTTTGAACCAATGGACGGACCTACTTTTTCAGACATTGAATCGGAAATAAGAGAATCTGTTACAGAATACATACCAAACATAACTATCACTAATATTAGTATAACCGCAGCATCTGATGGTGAAGAAGATAAAGGTACTTACATAAGTAATGAAGACGAGAGAGTATATAGAGTACCTGGTATTAGTGAAAAAGAACATACGGCTAAAATTAAAATAGATTATTTAATATCGGATTCCGCTTTTAATCCGAGTGATTTTGTAATCATTAATATATAATTTAACATGGCAAATAAAAAGATATCATATACTACTAGAGATTTTCAGCAAATAAGAACTGAATTAATTAATTTTACAAAAACTTATTATCCTGAACTTATTGAAAATTTTAACGACGCGTCAGTATTCTCTGCGTTGTTAGATTTAAACGCTGCGGTAACCGATAATTTACAATTTAATATTGATAGAAGTATCCAAGAAACAGTGTTACAATACGCTCAACAGAGGTCGTCCATATTTAATATTGCGAGAACTTACGGATTAAAAATACCAGGTCAACGACCATCAGTTGCGTTAGTTGACTTCTCAATTACGGTACCCGCATTTGGAGATAAAGAAGATTTACGTTATTGTGGTATATTAAGGAGAGGAGCACAGGTTAATGGTGCGGGTCAAGTATTTGAAACAGTATATGACATTGACTTCGCATCACCGAATAATGCGGAAGGCTATCCAAATAGATTGAAAATACCTAATTTCGATTCAAATAATAAGTTATTAAATTATACAATTGTAAAAAGAGAAACAGTTGTTAATGGTATAACTAAAGTGTTTAAAAGAACAATAACCGCAAATGACGTTAAGCCGTTTTTTGAGTTATTTTTACCTGAAAAAAATGTTTTAGGGGTCACTAGTGTTTTACTTAAAGACGGGACTCAATATGCAAATGTACCATCACCACAAGAATTTTTAGGTCTTGATAATAGATGGTATGAAGTTAAGGCATTAATAGAAGATAGAGTTTTTGTTGAGGACCCAACAAAAGTGTCAGACCAACCAGGGATTAAAGTTGGTAAATATATACAAACAAGTAGTAAATTCATAACCGAATACACACCTGAAGGGTTTTTAAAAATGACGTTTGGGGGTGGTAGTCAATCTGCGGATGAACAATTAAGAGAATTTGCAAGAAATGGATATAAATTGGATTTATATAAATATTCTAACAATTTTTCTTTAGGAAGTACTTTAAAGGCGAACACGACCTTATTTGTACAGTACAGAATAGGAGGAGGGTCAAGTAGTAATTTGGGAGTTAATGTAATTACTCAAGTTGGAACTGTTTCGTTTTTTGTTAACGGTCCTTCCGCATCAGTAAACACATCAGTAGTTAATTCATTATCATGTAATAATGTCACGGCAGCTATTGGAGGAGCACCATCACCAACTACGGAAGAGGTTAGAAATTTAGTTACATTTAATTTTGCGGCTCAAAATAGAGCGGTTACAGTTAACGACTACGATTCAATAATACGAACAATGCCGTCACAATTTGGAGCACCTGCTAAAGTTGCTATAACTGAAGAGAATAATAAAATTAAGATAAAAATGTTATCTTATGATGAGTCAGGTAATTTAACAGAAATTGTCTCAAACACGTTGAAAAACAATATTGCGAACTATCTTTCTAATTATAGAATGATTAATGATTATATTTCAGTTGAAAGTGCTAATGTAATTGATTTATCATTAAATATTGATGTTGTGTTAGATAGTAGTCAGACACAGGGAGCGTTAATCGCCCAAATAGTTAATTTAGTTACTACATATTTTTCATCTAGTAATCGTCAGATGGGTGAAAATGTTTATATATCAGAAATTAGACGACAAATACAATCACAAAATGGAGTTATTTCTGTATCCGATATACAAGTCTTTAATAAAGTAGGAGGACAATATTCTTCTTCACAAACATCTCAAGGGTATGTTGATAATGAGACCCGACAAATAGGTTTAATTGACGATACAATTTTTGCGGAACCAAGTCAGACTTATCAAGTTAGGTACCCTAGTAAAGACATTAATGTTAGAGTTAAAAACCTATCCACGGTTAATTTCTCTTGATAATTTATTTTATTTAAATATGGATTATCTTTTTGAAAATGGTATATAAACTATTTATCAAAAAAGATTAAGAATGTCAAATTCATATAGAATAAGAACCGAAGTAGGTGTAGATAAATCATTAAAAATTTTACTTGACCAAGAGTTTGAGTACTTAGAAATTTTATCTTTAAAAGTATTACAAAGTCAAATTTACACAAGACAATGTGCTGACTATGGGGTTATTATAGGTAGGGTTACCGCAAACAATGGTTTTGGAATACCTAACGCTAAGGTTTCTGTTTTCATCCCTTTGTCTAGCGAAGATGAAAATAACCCAATAATTTCTGAATTATATCCGTATAAAACTTTAACAGACACTAATGAGGATGGTTATAGGTACAATCTATTACCGTACACCCAACAACACAGTGGACATAATCCTACAGGTACATTTTTTGATAGAATGGATGTATTGGTTGACCCGACACTTATTGAAGTGTATGACAAATATTATAAGTACACTGCAAAAACTAATGACAGTGGTGACTTTATGATATTTGGAGTCCCTGTGGGAGAACAAACTGTACACGTAGATGTTGATTTATCAGATATAGGAGAATTTTCACTTTCACCACAAGATTTAGTTAGAACAGGTAGTGCAACTGAATCACAAGTTGCGGGAACAACATTTAAAAGCTCATCTAACTTAAATTCATTACCACAAATAATCAGTATAAATAGAGTTATAGAAGTTGAACCTTTATGGGGTCAACCTGAAATTTGCAATTTAGGGATTACAAGAACCGATTTTGATTTAACATCTGAAGCAAATATCGACATAACCCCAACCGCAATTTTTATGGGGTCAATAATTTCAGATGCTGACAAATATACTCAAAAGAAAAATTGTAAACCAAAAATAGGTAAAGGTAATTTATGTAATTTAGTTGCAGGACCTGGAGAAATTCTGGCAATTAGACAAACAATCCAACAGGATATAAATGGTAGACCCGTTCTTGAAGAATTTCAGTTAGAGAGTGGAGGTCAGGTTATTGATGAAAACGGTACATGGTTAATCGATGTACCTATGAATATGGATTACTACGTCACTAATGAATTTGGTGAAAAAGTTTTATCTAATGACCCTAAAAAAGGTGTTCCGACAAGAGGTAAATATAGATTTAAAGTTAAATGGAACCAATCACCAAGTCTTTCTGAGAATGTTAAAAGAGGTTATTTTTTAGTACCTAATGTTAAAGAACACGGATGGGAGATTGATGGTGGAGGAAATAGAATTGACCCATTGATTAACCCATTAGCAAACCCTTCTAATGTTTCCGATGCCATTAAATCATATTCATTTAGTTTAGATTGGGATGATTACTCAGACATACAGTCCGCAATAGATTGTGAAGACACATTTTATGATATGCAGTATAATAAAGTTTATACTGTTTCACAATTAATTGACCAATATAGAAATGGTTATGCCGCGAATAGAATAATCGCGGTTAAACATATTTTAGACGATGTTTGTGAAAGTGAAAATGTTAAATTCCCAACCAATGATGCGTTCCTTAGGTTTGATATAATTTACATATTATTCACTATAATGATGTTTATATTCAAACCAATTATCTATCTATTATTGGTTATTTCACACATATTAGCATTTTTACTGAAATATATACTCGGACCTATATTGGCGGTTGTTGTTGCGATAGTCTTCACTATTATTATTATCATATGTGAATTTATTAATGGGATAATTTGGGTTATAAATTTATTCGCTGATGTCAATGAATTAGATTGTCCTAATTTTGAAGATATGCAAAGTTTAATTGACCAAATGTTAAATCTTTGGACATATTTTGTAAGATTAAATTTACCTAACTTAAGTTATGATGACTGCGAACTATGTGCATGTGATGACCCACAATCAGTTGAATTAAACGCACCTGGTGTTAACCCTGTTGGTGTTAATACCGAAGAGATTATACAAACCTCAGGAGGTAATTCCTATCTAACTAATTTTACGGATAATACTAAATACAATATTAACCCATCATATACTTACCCTTCCGCATTCCAAACCTTGATGGCAGGAGCGGGATTCACAGGTTCAGGACCAAAAACATATGCTCCTCAAATGACTAAATATGGCGAAGATGGTAGTGGTAATGATAGAAATATTTTCACAAGTAGTATCCCAATAACAGAAAGAATAAACTTATTTAATAATAAAGCAAAATATTTTGATGATTTTGGAGGTACTAATCCTGGCGGTGGAAGTAACCGAATTAAAGTAACTTTTGATACCACATTAAATAACTCAACAACAAAATATCATTATGACAACGTTATTACGATAATGTGTAAGGCTAGTAAGTTGTCTAATTTCCAAGCAGGGCAAATAATATCTTTTCAAGACCCAACATTATCACAAGATGTTAATTTAACAGGTTTTACACAATTAAATCAATTTGCAACAACTAGTATTACAGGAACATCTATAAATGACAACCCAGGGTCGACCATTAATGTTACATATTCTAACCCATCATCGGCAAATGGATTACCGCTACAAAGCACCATATACTCAATTACACAAACCCCTGATGATGCAACATATGCTAAATTCCCAATGGACATCGAATATTTTCAGGTGGTTACGGCAATGACTTATAATTCTTTTGATTTGTTATGTACATCTAACCCTTTATCATTAAATGATAGGTACCTAAATAACACTATGAAAATTGAATACATCAATTATGATAATTGTTGGAACGGTACTTATCCCGAGAATCCTTTAACTTCATATGATGACTATGAAAATCAAGTATTAGTCTTTTTAGTTAGAGGTGTTGACCCTTATAGTACTAGAAAAACTAATAGTTATGATTTAAGTAGAATATTTGGGTATAATACTTGGGGAATCCCAGGATTAACAATTACAGGGGAATATAAACTTAATCATCCGATTAAAGGAGGAGTTAATTCTGTTAGACATACTATGGTATCTGATACGACAAATACAGATGCTTTAGGATATAATTTATACTATGATTCATTCCATTTTGTACCTGAAATAAATCCAGCAAGTGCAGGATTTACAGGTTTTACATCAACGTTACCTAGTTATTATTCGAGTCTTGATTTAACTAATTTAACATTCACACCTACAGGTGGTTATGCTTTGTCTAATGCCTGTGACTCAGGAGTCTTTAATGCGGCATCCGTAAAATCGTTTGTTACTGATAGAAATGGATTCCAAGTAGAGTGGGATACTGTAACAACAGTTCCTTGTACTATAAAAGCACCTTATCAAAATATATATTCGGTTGATAATAGAGGTTATTTTGATAATGAGATTGTAGAAGGAGGTTCAGTAATGATGCAAATCATTTCATTACCCCCACTTACAACAACATCATACGCAGACGGTTATACATACTCACCTAAATACCCAACATCACCTTATACATATACTTTAGGGGTTAGCGGTAATCAAATAATCATGAGGTCCGATAGACTACCAACATCAACAAGTACAAAAGAAACTTCGGGAAATAGTTTTTCATTACAATTAAACCCTGATTTCAGTGTGTTTTTATTTTCGGATGATGGTGTTGTAAATTCAGAAGATACTGGAACTCAAAATGTTGGTTCATATGGTAACGCTTTAGATAGTGAACCACCACAGAGTAATATAAGTAATCAAGTAATTGATTCGTTTAAATGTGGGGACATGGTACCTCTTGGTTGTTATCAATCAGTACCTGGTAGTCCATGTTCTGCTAGTCCTACTGAAATAGGTATAAAACCTGTTGGTGATGGTTGTTATGAAAACGGTACTAATGGTGAGTTAATAATGAAGAACGGTTGTTACGTCACTATTACTGAAATATTTATGTCTTTACCTAAAGATTTTGAAATACTAACTGAATGGTCCTCAAGATTGTTAATAACATTTGGGGCGTGTAGAAATGTGTGGTCACAAATGTTTACAAACAATTGGATAAATGGAACTCTTTACGCTTTTGCATTTAAAAACGATAGATTTTTTACAGGGCCAACTGATACACCACCAAACTCACCATACAGTAGATACTGTAGAGACACTTTATTTTTACACCCAACCACCAATAATTTTTATTATAGAAGTAGTCCTTGGGATGGTAATGATTTTATAGGTTCTGACCCCGATAACGGATTTTTTGGTTCATTTGGGGGTAACGATAAAAACCTAAAATTCCCAACTACTATGTTAGATATGGGACCGAGGACAAACTATATACAGGAACTTGTCATGTCTGATGATTATGATGGGTATGTTGCAAATAAATTAGGGTCAACAACCTTTACCGATATTTCGGACATTTTAAATTTATTTATTATTAGTCGTTTGGCGAACACTAGTTTTTTAAGTCAATTATTTGGAACATCAGGGGCTAATATTACATCATACTTTAATGGTAGAACTAAGAGAATGGTGGACGGAGATTATGCTCAAATGGTGTCAATTAGTTCTGAATTAGGTGTCGCAGAATTTGATGCGGATAGCTACCCTCAAATACCAAATGGACAGGACCCTGTTTATTTTAATGGGGCTAATTCATCTGACGGTGTATTCGGAATCTTTTTTTCATCCGATACTCAAGTAAGAGACTATATAACTCCAAAAAGAACAATTATCGATGAGAATACGGTACCTACAAATAGTTGTGCATTTAGTTATTTTAAAGTTTTCTCTCAAAATGTACCATTTTATCAATGGAAAATAAATCAAGGTAATGCTGATAGTATTTTTGGCTCTCAAACCAATGAGTGGTATACCTCATCATTAATTGGTAATGGTTTCCATTCGAGTAGATATCAGTCTATGGATAGAATATTAGGTTCGTCTCGTTATATGAGAACTAACACTAGTACCTTAATAAGAGACTTTAAAGGGTATATATATTCTTACAATACAAGTGCACCTCCAGGTTGTGTACCTGGGTATAATCCAAATGCTAACTCAACCATACCTAATAATCCTGGCCCAAGGATATTTACTGTAGGAGCACCTTTTCATTTTTATTTTGGACTTAAGAAAGGTAAAACTGCTTTTGATAGGTTTACAATAAAATGGATTAAAACGGATGTAATAACAGATTAATATGGGTAATAGGAATGATTTAAGAGTTGTTTTAGGGTCTTTGAGATATAAGTCCGCACCTAATACTAATGTATTTTTACAAGTCCCATTAAAACAAACTGAAAAGGAAAATGTCGAATTTGATAGAAGTATTGATGTTGATTTAGAACAAGTATTTTTAAATGAAAGACAAATTTCAGATACGTTTAGACCAACAGGTAAATTTTCAATCTTGTTTAAAAATTCATATTCAGGTTTTACAAATTACCCACCATTTGAAAACAATCTTTATTATTTAAATGCGGAAGTTTCGGCAATTGCTGCATGTGGAGGTGCTAACCCAAGTGCAATAACTTGGTCAGGATTACCACAATACAATGAGTTTGATTTTATTAGGAATGATTATAATGTCATGGGGTATACTCAACCACCTAACGAGCATTTAATCTTTACATCCAAGAGTGCGTCATCATATAATTGGAATTTTTTTGTGTCTTACCCTTATGAAAATGATTACACTAAACAACTACAAGCGATAGACAAAAAGACCAATATTACATTAAACTGGATAGTCGGGGATGGTATTCCTTTTATTATTGAAAGAGTTGATAACGGAGGTTTAGGTTATGTTTCATTTAGATGTCCTGTAAAACATGGATTATCTGTTGGTGATTTTGCTAAACTGAGTTTAACATATAACGGGACAGATAAATTCCAAGTTTCGTCATTAGGTGACGGGGCATATGGTAGTGAGGATTATGTATTTAACATTATCGATGTTGGGTTTATTGGGGTATTTGTAAATAACACAACAGGAACCGCTAAAAAAGTTATATTAACCGATAATGAATCAGATACCATTTCCGAATATTACGTTAGAAAACATAAGATTCTTACTGATTCCGAAAACGCGGTATTAGTAAATGCAGGTTTTGAACAAAGTATATTTGGTGAAAGTAAAAAATATGAAAGTAGTGGGTTCACACCAAACCAAACTGCAAGAGTGTCTATTAAAGAAGGTTCTCAATCATACACTCTATCTTTTAATAAAGACATACAAATTAATCCATTAATCGATAACCAAAAAAGACCATTAACCGAATTATTTTTAACAGTTATTTGGAAAGGTTATTTTGGTTGGACCTTTGGAATACCAAATGGTAGTGGAGGATTTAACGGACTGAAAGAAGGGTGGGAGTTTAATTTACCACTAAATTCATCAAATCAACCTAATAGTTGGTGGAGTAATTCTAATTCAGATTCGAACACAAATTTCCCTGTTGGAGTTTATAACACATCCCAAGGGGTTGCACCAAATGTGTCACCATCTTTTGGAGGGTTTACTTATATAGAATCTTTAAAAGAAGGGGATGTATTAGATGGTGATGTTTGTGAGTGGAATAATTACGAACAAAACGAAAGAGTAATATCTAATATATACCATAAAATAAAATTCAACCCATTTGTGTTTTCAATTGGGGGAAACACCTCAAATCCATTAGGGTATTATTACCAACCTCACCATAGTGTTAAAATAAGAGTTTTTTCTGATTACATTGAGGAAGGTGATGCAAATAATGTAGTTGGAATACCTGATTACGCATATTTCTCAACAACTAAAAATTTGTTTATTTGGAGAGACTTATATCCTTATGGGTATATTGATAGTTCATTTAACGGAGTAAATTATCCATTTATAAACGGGGTTCATTATCCTTACGAAGGTGTTATTTTTAGAATAATTCCTGAAGGCACTAATTATAGTGAACAGACCATAATAGCAGACCCATTAACAGACGATTGTGAGTAATAAATTCCTTTTTACAACAACTGATACTAAAGGACTACAAATCCCAATTGAAATGAAATGGGATTTCTATGGTAGGACTGATAGTATTGAATTATATGAAGATGAAGTTCTAACTACTATCATAGGAGTTGCTGATGACTTTGAAGTTGTTAGATTTTCACATTCACCATATGGTAACAATAATGAAACTAGATTAAATTATGAATTTTATTTCTATAGTGGATTGACCCCTGTTAATCAGACAGTTTTAACATCAACTGTAACAGATTGGGGTAATAGTTATATACCTGAAGGATTTACAACTGATGAAATATACTATTACACTAAACCATTTACAAAGTCATTTTTTAAATTGGATTTTTATGATACTAACGATACTGTAACACAGAAAAATTATTTTAGTGTTATTATACCTGTACAACAGGGTGGTACTGAAAGTGCTAGTATATCACCACTAATACCAAATGTTAATATTAAAATACCTAATTTCTTATTGGATTTTGTTGGTGATAAAGAAGGTTTCTTCTTGTATTGGTTAGCATCAAAAGGGTTTTTAGATATTAACACATTTTATATGTCTGCAAAGTTTTTTGACGGTAGATTAGGTGCTTTTGTTAAAATGATGAACGAACCGCAATCCTCATTACCTAATAAGTTTGTATTTGATAATTCCCGTTATTTTTTCAATAAGGTGGTCTTGGATTACAATAATAAAACTTATGAAATATTTGATTATTTAGATAACCGTATAGGTGCGGGTACACCAATAAAATGGTATGAATATATTAACCCTTAATGGAACAAAGATACTACAGTATAAAAATATCGCCTGAAGTTATAAGTAATGATTTATTTGTACATCCGTATAACGCGGGTAATTCAGTACCCATATTTGACGATACTTGTTGTGAGTTAACAACTACCACAACAACTGAACAATATACAGGATACACTTATTCATACTCGTCTATGACCCAAATATTAAGTGGAGGTACTGACGGGTATTCGATATTAACAGGGTTAACTATCCCAATATTTTTAGACGAAACAACAGTTGATATAGGATATTATTCTGTGTTTGATGGTATGGTTTTACAAAAAGATACGATGACTAATTTTTTATTCTCAGCGTCAACCTTCTCACCGTATACTTATTATTTTTATAATACTTCAGACACTGAATTTAAAAAATATTTACAATTCTCAACGTATGAAGTGGACTGGGGGGATGGAACGCCAATTGAATTAATAACATCCACGGCACCTAATTTTTATTCCCATACTTATTCTCAAGACGGTGAATTTACAATAACTTTTTCAGGTATGAGCCCTTGGGGGACTAATGTTGTTGAAAAAACGGTATATCTACCATTCACAGGCGTTACAGTACCAAACCCTAATGGTACTGCCTATTTTATACCTGCGGGTGGTAGTTGGTCGGGTACTCCATTAATGTATGATTATATATTCACTGGGGATTCTAATTGTGATGTGTATGACCAATCAAGTTATAACTATACCACAGTACCATTTTTAATTACGGGATACACTAAATCAACAGTAACTGATTTAGAACAATATGGTAGTAAGTACAACCCACTAATGTATGGTGGAAAATATAAAATCGGAGTTCAGGTTACAGGAACATCAGGAAGTATTGGTACTTTTTGGGGTCCTTCATCAGATAATACATACACGGCCTATACAATTAATGACATTGATTATTATGATTATGAAGATGGTACAACTGTATTTATGACATATTCATCAGGTATGACACCTGATATGATGGTCTGTTCAGCGATAACTAAAAATGAGGTATTATTAAATGTTATTGATGAACCCGAAGTTCAAACAAATGTGTATGTTGAAAGAGGTAAAAATTCTGCGTTAGAAAGAATACAAAGACTTGGAGAGGTGGATAACGTTGGTGACCTTGAAAAATACGGATATAAGTTTTTTAATGTAATAAAAACATAAAAATGATATTTATAAAAAAAGTGATTAAATAATATGGCAACAGGAACCTATGGAACGATAAGACCCGCAGATGTCTCACCTGAAGATGTGGAGATTATCTTAAATTATACACCATCAAGAGATGAAACAAATAATTTTGTTTTAACAAAACTAGACGCTAAAACTATTTTAAGACCTTATTTTAATAATACTAATACAGGAGGTTCAAGTGTTGAAGTTTTAGGTGGTTTATATAATCTAACGTTACCTGCAGAACAATTTAATAAGATAGGTATATATACTCTATATCTAAGACCCGCTCAAATACGAACTAAAATTCTTGATTGTGGTGTACTTTCTTCATTACCAAATGTTAGAGGATTAGTAATTGATTTAAATTCGGTACCATCTGATTACAGAAATAAATTTATTAATCAGGGACTTGTTGGTTTTAGAATTGAATACTTGAATAATGATGGAACTAAAATACCTAATTTTTTCAGATTAATAACCTCATCATTTTTTTGTGAACCAATAGTACAAAATTTAACAAATACATCACAAAAGGCGATTCGATATAGATATACAGAGAATAATACTAATTTAATTTTTTGTACTTTATCACCGTCATCCGCACCTACTAATAAACCAAATGCGGTTCCATTTATAGGACAACCTAACCAAGATATTATAGTTACTAATACCTTCTTTAACCCGATTACATTAGATGTTGAAATCGCTGAACACGATTTCTCAACATTAGCGATTGCATTGTTTGGTAATCAAACTAAATCAATTGATGATGGGATTTATACAATGTACGACACTCAAAATAACATATACAAACAATATAACCTTTATGAAATTAGAGACCAATTTAATGAATTGTTATATGAGGTTAGACAAGATAGAGGTGATAATATTGATTTTAGTAAAAACTTTACAAACATAACCCAGTAATGGCAAATAAAAAATATACTTGTCCCCCACAATCTGCAACAGGTTCGGGAACTTTTTCAGATGATTTAGTAGGTTTTCAGTTAGTTGCTGGAGGTGGTTTAACGCAAGGTAATTTTGAGTTCGTCACTTCAACAACTGAAAAAACAAATCGAAGTTTTATTACTGGTTCTTTTTCAGACCCCATAAATTTAGAAACAATGGGGTTGAGTAGTATTGAACAATCAAAATCAATACTTGAAAATAATTTTAAAGTTTATCCTAATTTTGACTTAACCCAAGTTAGTAACTTTACACTATATGGGTCAATGGTTAAAAGAATGTCAGCTTCAATTACTGAAATCATTAGTTTTTTTCCAGCGGCTATAGAATCAACATTCATGGGGATAAATTATGTAACAGGGGTTACCGCTGATAATATAATCTATAATCAAATCCCTAATGAAACTAAATTTAGTTTAGATGTTAGTAGGATTAGAAATCCATTTGATATTGATTTTACAAACAACTCAACTAGAAATTTAGAGTTAAAGGAGATTGAAGTGTCACCATTAAGGGACATGACAATACAATACGCCAAATATTCATTATTCCTTAATGGAAATGAATACAGATTAAAAAATATTGAACCTACTAATAGCTTGAGTAGTGGTACATTAACAATAACTGTAAATGGGGACCCCTTTTCAGGGCAAACAATTACATTCCAAGATTTAATTATTAGGCCTAACGATTTAGAGGTTAATAGAGTTTTTAATGAAGATTTAGATGAGGTTGAACAATTTTTATTAAATCGAGATATAGCACCAATTTATACATCGACTTTTAAAATTCCTAGAGAAGCCGAAGATGGAACTTACTATATACAAAACCAAACATTAACATGGCCACTTTATGGTAAATGGAATATTGATATTTTAACTAAATCATTTGAAACGTATATAACGACATTAAATGATATAAGTGAATCATTTGATGGTTATAAAACAAACTTAATATCTAGATTTTTAACTACAGGAGCCTTTAAAGAATTTGACACTGTCGGTCAAAAAACAGAAAAAGTATTACAATTATATGGAAGAAGTTTTGATGAAACTAAAAAATACATCACGGCTCTTTCATTTATGACTTCGGTAAATTACAATGTTGGTAATGATATACCATCACAGTTACTTAAAAATTTAGCACAAACATTAGGGTGGAAAACAAACATATCCCCAATTTCTAATGAAGAGTTATTATCTTCGGTGTTTGGTACTACCGAACAAAATAAATCTAGTTTTGCGGGTATCTCACAATCACAAACACCTGATGAATTAAACTATCAGTACTTTAGAAACTTAATTTTAAATTCTGCGTACTTGTTTAAATCCAAAGGGACAAGAAAATCAATTGAATCATTATTAAGATTAATCGGAGCTCCCGAAGCACTGATTGAATTTAATGAATATGTCTACCTTGCAGACCAAAGAATAAATCTATCCCAATTTAACGAACAATTCGTCCAAATTTCAGGAGGTACTTATGTTGAACAAACACCAATACTTGACCCTACAGACATATATTCAATTTTCGGTGTTCCATATACAGGATTTACAACTAGTTACACTATTAAAGACGTTAATGTAACTATTGATGATTATCCTATGGATGAAGAAGGATACCCAATGGCTCCAATAAATTCTGAAAGTTATTTTTTCCAAAAGGGAAGCGGATGGTTTGAACAAACACCACAACATAGAGCCCCTGAAGAGGTGAATTTAACTAATAGTGTTTTTACAGGCTCAAACCCTAATTATCAAACAGTATTAGTACCGTATTCATACGGACAGGAATATCTTAATAGATTTAGAAAGTTCCCATTCATGAACTTAGGATATCAGTTAACCCCAACCATTGATAATAATAAAAGTTGGGTTGATAATGAGGTCGGGTTAAGAGTTAATTTAGATGGTAATATTAATGCTAGATATTTTACCGAAGATGATAAATTAGTATTAAACGTTAAAAATGTTGATATTTTCTTAAATCCCGCACAAGGATTGTCATATGATGTTTGGTCAATGTCTAGAAAATACAATTACCCAATACCTAATCAAGGTATGAATTATGTCCAACCAACTTATTGTGACCCAAAACCGTATAGTCCATATCCTAGTCGAGGAGGTGTTGACTGGACTGAAATCGTACCATTACCAAAAAGAAAAACATTTTTTGAGTTTGCACAAACTTTTTGGTTGAATATGATTAATGTTAGAAATAGACAATATTCATCAAACGGTAAAACAGGAGGTTATCCGACATTAGAGTCAATTTTTTGGAGATATTTAGAGTCTAATGAAACTATCAACATACCTAATGATAATTTTACATATAAAACAATGTTAGAATATGTTAATGGTTTAGGTGATTATTGGATTAGACTAATTGAACAAATGGTTCCAGCAACAACAATATGGAATACAGGAATCAAGTTAGAAAATTCAATTTTCCATAGACAAAAGTTTGTATGGAGAAGACAGGAAGGTTGTGAACTTATTCCTACACCATGTAAACCATGTTCACTAATCTCTAACATATTTACATACGACTGCCCAATTGAAAGTGTGGAATGTCCTATTTACCCATGGTCAGTTAATCCTCAAATACAAAGTTTAAACGGTGTTTTAGGTAATGTATTAAATTCTTACTTAACCAACAATGGTTATACTCTTAATGATTGTGACTTTGCAGGGATGAGTACTCAATGGTTTGTGGACATTAGAATTGACGATTCTGTCGTAGTTAGTTACCCATTTTTTAGTGGTATAGGATATAATAACCCAACATTAAGCTCTCCTAGTGTTGAAAATTGGGATGATGCTTTATTAATTTCTTTAGAGAGTTTAAAAGATTACGGTTATGATTATTATTTAACAGAAGATGATACTGTTATAGTATATAATCAAGTGTGCTCAGTTTCGGAACAAGGAATTAACTTTAAATTAAATATAGGAATAAACTTTGAAATTTTGTGTAGTTAATGTGTGAATTAAATGTGACAATAGCAGGAATAACAGGGGATTGTTATAATACATCCTCAGGTGCATTTACCATTTTTATTGACGGTACCGCACCTGATTATACTGTTGATTGGATTAATCCTCTTTACGGAACGATACCGTTAGGACCTGGTGTTGATGGATACACTATAGATTCATTAAGTGCGGGTACTTATACTTTTAATGTTATTGATAGTTGTACACCGTCTAATACTATACAAACTGTTAATGTTAATATTTCATCAGGAACTTGTGTAAGTGTTACGTCTATGATGAACACTTCATGTGGTTTAGATAATGGAGGAATAACTGCAACAACATCTAATTTATATAATGTTGCGAAATTTTATCTATATGAAAATGATTTAGGGTTTATTACTTCAGGCGAGACATTTAATAATTTTTACCCCTTTGATAATTTACCAACAGGAACATATTATATTATTGCGGACGATGGAGGAGGTTGTACAGGAAAAACTGAAACATGTTTAATAAAAGATTCTGAAGAGGTTACAATAGGGTTATTTACCGTTCCTACTTCGTCTTGTAAACCAAATATAGGCGCAATTTATGTAACAGGAGTTACAGGAACACCACCATATAGCTATCTTTGGTCACCAGGAGGACAAACAACTACATCTATTACGGGATTGACAGTTGGTAATTATACAATAACGGTAACCGACGGACAAGGATGTATACAGAGTTCTGGTGTTACAATAACCGCAGCACCATTAATAGGATTAGAAAATATAACATACACTAACCCAACTTGTTTTAGTTCGGACGGAACCGTAACTGTGAACGTTTCAGGAGGAACACCACCGTACCAATACGCGGGTTCTAATGGTCACATCGATACGACATTTAGTAATACAAATACTTTTTATAATTTACCTGCAGGATTTTTTACTGTGGTAGTAACCGACGCGGGTAATTGTACCTTTAGTGCTACAACAACATTATTAAGTGATGGAGGGTTATCGGTTACGTCAGTTAACGTAACTAACTCAACGTGTAGCGGAAATGGCGGGGTTATTGATGTTACAATATTAGGAGGAACTCCTTTATACACTTATACTTTAACTGACTCTTTAGGTAATGAGACAATTGTTACAGGGTCATTTACTAATTGGACTTTTTCAGGTTTATTTTCTGATACATACACTTTAAAAATATCGGATAACGGTCCTTGTGTCTTTGAAAATACTTATGTTGTTGAAAATAATGAATTATTTGAATTGAGTGTTGAGACGACAGGTACAACTTGTAATGAATCAACAGGTTCGGTTATGTTAACCATTACACCTGGTGGTACACCTCCATTCCATTATGAAATAGACGGGTATTCTGTTTTTTCAAACGACTTTGAATACCTATTTGAAAATTTAACACCTGGAAGTTATGTTGCAACCGTAACAGATTCTAATTATTGTCAACAAGTATTACCTTTTACTATCACAAGTAGTAGTGAAGTTGATTTTGTCTTAATTGGGACTGATTCATTAAATGGTACCAACGGCTCAATTACTGCACTTATAACCAATGGAACACCTCCATTTACATTAACTTGGAGTCCTAATGTCAACGGACAAACAGGATTAACCGTTAACAATTTAAGTGCGGGGACATATAGTCTAATGGTAGTTGATGATAATGGATGTACTAAAACAAGAACAGTAACCATAAATGGATTTAATCAATTATCGTCATATGAAGTTTATAATATATGTAACGATGATTTTGAAATAACAGGCCAAACGGATAAGAAAGGACCTCAACAAATGTTGATTGAAGGGTTCCATGATTTAACATTAGGAGACACTAATTGTATTTTAAATCAATCAATATTCACAGTTATTACAACGGTAAATGGTATTGTAAAAAGTCAAAATTTTTATACTGGTAACACTTTAACACAATTCCCTTCTGACAATGAATTTTATAATGTAGTTGAAGAATTATTATTAAGTTATGATGGTATAGGTGAAGTTATTGTCGATGCGATAAAGAACACACTAATAATTAACAGTAGTTGTGAAGCGAATTTATATTTGTTAGACGCCAATGTTAAGGTTGAATTAAATATATCATACGATATAAATTGTGAAAGTTGTGATGATTTTTGCTATTGTTATGATGTGTCAGGACCTAAAGGTTGTGTGGTAACTTATAAAGACTGCAATGGAGATATTGACAGTTTAACTTTAGATGGTACCCAAAATTATAAAATTTGTGGTAGAAGTATTATTGAAACATCATGTTATGAAGATTGTACCGACCCTATTTCTTATTTCTTTAAAGTCTTAAATTCTGAATATATCGAAAACCCAATGGGGTCTTATTATGACAACTTAGAAGACTTATTAACAAGAGGTATAGTTGTTACAAACGCAACAAATAAAGTTTGTTGTTCTGAATGTGACGATGACAAAAATATAACTAATTTTTATGGGTTAATGTCACTACGTTCATTACACGGAATATATTTTACATTAGGTGAGTTCCCATCTTGTTGTAATAATTATACAGGAAGTACTCTAACATATAATAATTTTATAACAAACATGATTAATGATTTTGGTCAAATACCCCAAAATTGTGAAAGTGATTTTATTAATTGTTTAATAGATTTAGAAAATTTAATAGGTACAGTTAATTTTAACAACTTGTATACCTTATATGGTTTTGGGGAAAACCCAACAAAAACTAATATTAGTTATATTTGTTCTTTAGTTGATTCTTTAAATTATGCACAAACCAATTTTGGGATTACTACTACTGATATGTATGATATATTAGTTTACTTATTAAATTCTGGGTTAACATCAAAATGTAAAAACGATACTGTATATATAGGGTCGGTTAAGTCACTTTATTCATATATTGATTATACAAATAGAGGTGATTTACCTATTGCAGATTGTAGTGGTATAACTGTAACTGAAGTTAGTGAATGTATTGACAATATATGTGAATACACTGCATGTACAAATCCGTTAGAGTATTTCTTTAATACTTTACCTGTTTATTTAGATGTTAACGACTATATCAAAAATATGGTTACCACATTAAATAATGGATTAATAATGGACATTGTTAACGAGGATTTTACTTTTTGTTGCCCAACTACTTGTTATGATACTAATTTTTATTTTTTAGGGTATCTAAAAACTTTTAGTCTTTTAATTAAAGTATTAGGTTTACCTGACTGTTGTATAAATCATGTCTTTGATATAAACTCATATGGTGCTTATGTTGAATTAACTAATTTAGGTATTGATTTTTTACCTAAAGCATGTTGTGATAGTTTTGAACCATGTATTGAGAATTTTTATGAATATATTGGTGGATATACAGGAATTACAAGTACTATTAATTTTGAATTTAAAACTATTGACTTAACCAACACCATGTTTTCATTAACCCCACCACCTAATCCATTTTTAGAAAAAAGTAAATATATTGACATTCGTCTATATTATACATTAGCTGAGTTAGGAGGATTAATGGAAATCTCAACAATAAATGGGAATAGTCCATTATGTGGTATGTTTAACTCATTAGAATCACTACCATACACTAAACAAGAAATTGGTGAAATATTCTTAAACTTACTTGAAACAGGGGTCTTTATTGGTTGTAATGAAAATGAATTATTTATAGGTTCATATAAACCATACTTCAATTGGCAATATCCTACATAAAAAAAAAATATCGTCTAAAAAGACGATATTTTATATTATCGGTATATTAAACGATATTACCAAATATTTTCTTGTTTCATATAACCTAACACACAACAATAAGCATCGGTCATATCAAAATTTTCTTTTTTAAGGGTATTATTTCTTGTATAAGCCCAAGTAATTTGAGGTTCTCTTTTAGCGACTAATTCCCATATGATTTGTTTTTTATCACAATCTTTAGGGTAACCACCAAATAATACAAATTTACCTTTATCGTTTTGTTGAACCAAATGAGGGAACCCAAGTTTTCTTGAATTGTATGTTGAGATATAATCAGGAACAATACCTAAAACATCGTAAATTTCCTTAGTTATTAGTGTGTTATACCTCATTAATGTTTGGATAGTATAAATATTATTACTATTTAATAACGGTTCCTCAATTATCACTTTGGTAATGCCCAAATCTTTGTATTGAATTAACTTACTTCTAAAAATACCACTTTTTAGAATCAACTCTTTTATCTTATTTTCCTCTTTAGGTTTAGGAACAGGTGAAACATGTGTTAATTCTAATAACTCTTGAGTTTCGATATCAAATAACGCCCACCCAATAGTTTTAGTTGACACATCTAACCCTAAAACCTTAGGGCTTTCCTTAATATTTTTTTTCATAATTATAAATCGAATTTAATCAAAAATTGCTGAATACCTTGTCTTAATACAGGTGACTGCATTTTTGATATAATCATAAGATTTTTATTGGAATCGTAAAGACCAATTTCAGAAACGTATGATGAGGTACCTGGAGTCCATGACGGATTTGAGGATGATAAGAATTCTGCTTGACTTAAATTAATTTTATACCTCATTTCGTAAATAGTTGCTTCAATATCAGTTTCTAATGAACCGTAGAAATAATACTCATCACCAAAATTTAAAGACGACCCTGTATAACCTGCTGGTGTTAATGGAATATAATCGTTTAAATTATATGATGGGGCATTTTCATATTCTTCATCTGTAATTACAAATGTTGACCCTGTAATAGCTTCTTCAGTTATATAACCATTTACTAATAGATTTGAAATTTGGTCAGTAAAATCTATTATCTTCCACTCAGATGAATTAGGTCTACCATTACCATCAACTTTCTGACAGATTACCTCAAATTTATCAGCATAAAATCCTGAGACTACATCACACACATCAGGACATATTGTTGTTGTTGTACCAACAATTGGTTCGTATGTAGATGTTGTTGTTGTAGTATATGGTATATATGTGGTAGTTGTTGTTGTTGGACTATACGTAGGTCTCAAACAACTAAAATCACCACCAAATCTAACCGCAACATTTTGAGAAGTTAAAGGTAAACACTCAATATTAGGTCCTTGTATTACTGAATAATAGTTACAATGTAAAGAATTCGTAAATGTAGAGGTATTTGATAATCTATAAGTTACGTGCATATATTGAGACGCCCCTGTTAAAACACCTGATACCGATGTATTATCATTACCACAAGTGTTAGGAGTAACTAAAGACACCCTTGGAGCGGGTAAAGTCCAGTTCCTATTTGATTTATATGACATTGAAGCAATAATCTCTTCATCATCAATGATTACTATTTTAGAATCAGGGAATACCTTACCAATTCTACTTGGTATATTATTAACATTTCTATGAGTATCCCATAGATGGTAATAACGAATCCCTGGTGAATTCATGTCACTATTTTTAGTTGATTGAAGATAATGAACCTTAAATAGGTCAAGGTCCTCAAATTCAGGAGGGTCAACCCAAAATGTTTCACCAAAACAACATTCAGGATTTTTATGCCACATTAACCAAGGAATGTGTAATTTAAAATTTCTTGCTTGACCTGTAGTATCTGAAGGATTTGATTCATCAAAAGGTTCTAACGCAAATTTTTCACCGTAGAATAAATCAACTGTTTGGTTGGTATAATGAATAATAGCGATTGCTTTTTGTTCTTCAGGTGTTACAGTAACTACATCACCGAATGAGTTATTATAGTAAGTCGAACTAGTATCGGTTTGACCACTACTTGAGGCGTAACCAAAATATTCTTTACTCCCTAAATATTGTTTTGAACCAAAATTAGTGTAATCCTTACTTACTGACGAATACAACCCTGCTGGATTTTCAGACCACGGAATATTCATATTCCAAACTTTAACATCAAATTCATCTGTGTAACAAACTGATTCGAAGTTAATAACATTATCATTCCAATGACGACTTGGAGTAATACTATCATAAATGGTTTGCATATTAGGTGGATAAACAATCATTCTAGCATAACATTCGTAAGATAAATTACTAAAATCAGGTGTTGGTCTGTCTAAAGTAATCTCACCTAAACATACCGAGGTTATTCTATAAGTTAAAACTGAATAACAACTGTTTAATGACATTAAACAATTCGGAGGAGGTGGAGGAGGACAAGCTCTACTAGGTGTTGGTGTTGGACAAAATGTTGCCGAAGGTGTTGGTGTTGGAGTTGGTGTTTCACAAGTAAATGTTGCCGAAGGTGTTGGTGTTGGAGTCGGATTTGACCCTGAACTTGAACTTACCGAAGGAGTAACTGTTGAAGTTGGGGTAGGTGTTGGTGAAGGTAGATTTGAACAAGAATTATTATACATACCTTTACCATCAAAATATATGGTAACTATATCACCTACTGATGGTTCTCTAACAGGATTAGTTGTTGAAGGTGATAGTAAAGGAGGTATAGTTGAAGTACCATTTAAAGTATTCATTTTAATAACATAATCCGCATTTATTGCGTAAAAGTTATTCGTCATCGCGCTCCAATTAATAGTACTTGCACTTGTGTTTCCAGTGAAAAAACCTCTCATTACGGCTCTATTATAAACAGGACTAACAATCGAATCCATAAAAGGAACTCCATAGGTATTACCTGTTAAACCGTCTACATAATATGGGTATTTTACATTTTCTTTATTTGACTGAGGGGCCCCACTTGAATTTTGAGCGTTAAAATCAGGCTCAAGTATCATAGTATCAAATTGATTATAGGATGTTGGTAAAGTATTATACGATACTTCACTATCACCTACTTGGAAATAAGAAATATTAAAATTACCTTGAGACAATTTTTGTCTTCCAGTGTCGGTTAATCTTGTGTTTATTAACCCTGAAGTATTTTTAATTATATAACCCATTGACTATAAATATTCGTTTTTAATTTTTATGATTGTATTACTGAACAACAATTACAACCTGTTATTTTTAAATTAGTTATTGTGTATGTGTCATCACTAGTACCCACATAACAGTTTACCGACTCATTCCTTATAACACTAGTGTATGTTACTAATTTTAAAGTTGAGGTATTATTAATTACAATCGGACCCCAATATTCGGATAATGAAGTTGTATAAATATATTCCGATTGACAACCTGCAATAGTGTTAATTACCCTATCATTAGATTCGTTTGATGACGTAATTTTATACTCAACATCATCTACAATTAAAATGGAATTTACCTTAGTTGATGATGAATCTTTATTAGGTGAACTCTTGGATAAGTTTAAATGATTCAAGTTAAACGAAATATTTGCACCATCTGGTAATTGAGGACTTATAGATAAAGTTGTAACATATTCTTTAGTTAATACTTCTGAATTAGCTTCTATAGTTGTTGGTATTGTAACTAATTTCACATTATAAGTTGTCGGTGATGACGGAGGATTTAATACAATATTTTCACTAACAATTTTACCCTCATAATCACTCACAATTAAATTATATGTACCTGAACATAAATTAGTAAAAATTGGAATATTTCTAAAGGTTAACCCCCCATTTATTGAATATGAATAAGGAGGAGTACCACCTTTTGCAGAAACTGTTATACCACCATCACAACCACATATTGTTTGATTTTTAGTTGTGGTTATAACTAATGGTTGAGGATTCTCAATACTAAAAGGTGATGATTCAGAGAACTTCATTTCGGAAATTAAACCTTCATTACATGGACCTTCGTAAACAATCACACTACCTGTTCCACCAATAATAAACCAACCACCATAAATTGGTGGATAAGTTGGATTTGAGTTAGTTATCACATATGTTGTAGGAGTTGATGCCGACACTTTCCATTGAGATATTACGTTATCCCAATATATCAATTGACTTGAATCGTCAGAAATCCATGATGGTCTTGAATTAACTAAACCATTTGGATAAAAATCAGTTTGTGTTTCAGTATATGAACCGTGAGTTAACAAGTTAGTAACCATACATAAGTCATATTCTAAATATGGAGGTGTTGGTGTTGGTGTTGGTGTCATACTAGGTGTTGGTGTTGAACCTGTTAATACACAAGTAGTATTTGCGGTAAAATCACCATAAGAGTCTATTATAGTTGCACCATAAGAACCTGCACTTAAATTATAAATAATTGGAGATATATTACCATTTTCCCAACTTATAAAGTAAGGTGGTGTACCTCCTGTAATAATTAAAGACGCAACACCATCAGATGAATAAGGTGAAGGATGAACTACAGAACAAGACACACCCATAGGGAATAATGTTATAGGGTCACATTCATTGTTGAATGATGGTCTTATAGGTGGAAATGGTGTCGGTGTTGGTGTTGGGGTTGGAGTTGGTGTAAGAGTCGGTGTCGGTGTTGGTGTAACACATGGTTGGTCGGATATACATTCAGAACATGAATTACCTTCGTAGTAATCTGAAGGTAATTTATATAGACTAATGTATTCTATTCCTGACGTTGAACCTGTATTGTTCCATGAAAGACAAATGTCACTAGTTTCACTAATAATTTGACCATTCGTTGTAATTATTAAATCACTACTAAAAACATAAGGGTATGATACAATATTATCTAAATAAATTAAACCTGAAAATTTACCACAACAATCATCGAATCTTAAATATGATGGGGAATTTAAAGTACCTTGATAAATATTTAAATCGGTAGATGGTGGTGGAGGGGTTGAATCGTCTGCCCAACACATATATGTACTACTAGGTACAGGTGAAAAAGTTATTGTATTAGAAAAACAATCAACAAATGAATATGTTGATGACGGTGATACACCGAAAGAAAGTTGATATATTGAACAAGCCATTTATTATAAATACATTACGACTGAAATTTTATTATTTTTTTCATCACATCAATGTATTTTCTTGTTGCACTATTCTCATCAATGTATTCGAAAAAGTTAATATCCTCCTTTAATTTTCCCAATGGGTTTACATTAATATAATCTCCTTTGAAAAATTTTTTATCTTTTAAATCTTGAGTAACTCCTGCCATATGTAATATAGGTCTTTGTTCGTATATTTTAATAGTATCCGTCGCCCAAGAAAAATCTAACTCATCAGATATTTTAGTTTCAAAACCAAAAAACCAAAGATTCCATAATAATGACCACATTTCCGCGGTCCAAAATTGTATCTCACCTGGACTTATTGGAAATCTTTTATGATAATCTAACATTTGATTGTATAATGGAACACAGTCATAATAGATTTTAAACCACAATTCCCATGGGGTGTTTTTTATAATATATTGACCCCCGCCTGAGTTATTTTGATTTTCTTTAATAGTATCGACCGATAACCCAATGACTTCTGACATTTCTTCAATCAATTGACCTTTATTTGATGATGGATGATTAGTTTCATATCTATTACAACAGTCCATGATATAATCGTAACCAATGTAACCTATTGTATCAGACACATAAATTATGTCATCATTAATTAATTTATTAAAGTCAGGTAATTCCCTAAAAATAATATCCGCGTCATGTAAGAAAAATAATTTACCATTTTCAGGGAATTCTTCTAACCATTTATAAACTAAAAAAGGTTTAATACTCGGGATATATTTTTTTTCTTTTCTATCATCTAAATAATGATGAACATTTATACCCAAATCCTTTAATTCTAATGATTCTTTAGTTGGTTCAGAATTACCTTGAACCATCCCAAAAATAACATGTATATTTTTAGGGTTAATACCTAAATCTGTAAAATTCTGAACATAAACCCTAACCTGCCAATGAAAATATGGTACATCAGGTTGAGCGGTAACAAATAATAATTTTTCCTCCATAATACTATATAAAATTAAATATAGAAAAGAAACATTTGTAATAAATGGTGTTTTGGGATATATTTATAGATGTATGAAACTACTTAAAACAATTTCAAAATTAGTCGTTGAATCACAAAAAGCTTATGATGAAGCATGTGAAAAAGGTGTGAGTGAGAAGGAGTTAGATAGACTTGAAAAGAATCTAAGAGAAACTAGAAGACTTATGAAATTATACGATAACGTAGGAAAAACCAATCCTAAAGATTAAAATATTTTGTTTAAAATAAATATATCTGAATATATTTTATTAGCCGCACTAGTACTTCCCCATTGAACTGTAACGTCCAAAACGTTAGGTGAAGTTGTGTCAAAAGTAGTATTATTAACAGTGTTAAACCCAAACCCTTCTTGAGACCCCCCTGAAGTTTGCATATTATGAAAATTTCCCAATGTTACAATTGACGCAACACCCGCACCACCAATTTGTCTAATTGTAAAATTAATATTCATTTGCCATACACCATCCGTTACCGAATTCACTGATATTATTCCAGAATCAGATAAAATAACACTACCCGATTTAATTTTAACCCTAAGAGTATCACCACCACCTTTAACTGAAAGAAGACCACCAAAATCCGCTCTGAAACTATCCCCAACAGTAAATCCATTTGAGGGTACCGTTAAGGTACCAACACCCCCATCAATTATGGAAGATTCAACTGTTGTTGCACTAACAACGGCACTATTACCTGTTTGTGCGAATAAACCGTATACCGTTGGACCTGGAATTTGTTTAATTTTAACCTCACCTGTTAAAGAATCTCTTGTTAAATATTCCGTACCTAATTGAGTATCAGTAGATGGTGTTGAGGTAATAACCAACGTCCCTGTATGAGCGGTATTTGCGGTTAAACTTGGTAATGACAAAGGACCTGTCATTGTATCACCTGTTAATTTTACAAATTCTGTATTTAACAATACTATAAATTGGTCTACAGAACCCTTATATGATGAACCATCTGGATTACCTTGAGATGTGTCATTCACATCAACAACGTGAAATAAATTAGTTTTAGTAATACCCGTAATCCATGCTCTGTCAGTAAGAAAACCCATTTTGTTTTTTTATAATAAATACTTGGTTATTAAGTTTGGAAATCATATGGGATTGAATCCATAAATGAAAATAATTCACCATCTTGAAATTCCTTATCATCAACTTTAATAGATTCACAGGTAATCGATTTAAATGTCATACAACCTGTTGATAATGATTTAATCATTATTCCTATTTTAGGAATGTTATTGAATACAATCGGTAACGGAGATATTATGACAGGTGGGGCAACTGTTGTGTTTATCGTTGATACATAAACACAATCACCACCATAAGAATTACATACGTAAACTTCATATGGATAGTCAGAGCCAATTATCGATGTTATATCAATACCTGTCATTAATAATAATTATTTAAACAAGTTTTACAGTCACTGTAGAATGTTGGATTCGTTAACGAAGAAAAATAGTTACCTGTATAATTTATTATTGAAGACCCTGGAGGTAATGATGGATAAGTCGGGTAAATACCGTAGAAAGACCAACATGAACCATCATAAAATATTTGATTTGAAGTTAAAGTAGGTCCTGGATATGTTTGAATTAAAAATTTAGAAACCTCGATAGTCCCTGTTTTACCTATAGTCTTTATTTTTTCACAATCAAGGTAAACATAAAATTGTTGATGTAATGACGGAGTTGGGGTCGGAGTGTATGTAGGGGTTAATGTTGGAGTCAAACTAGGTGTAGGTGTTGGAGTGTAATCAGGGACACATTCGACACACTGACCTTGGTTTGAATAACCCAAAGGACCTTCTACTAAAGTAATATCATTAACACCAATAATTTCAGTTACAATACCAACAAATGAAATACATCTAGATTCACCATCAACTACAGATTTGAAAATCATAAATTCTTCTAAAGGAGAACCCATTGGTGTTGGAACCGATTCTGAAGTATAATAAAACATTCCATTTATACAATCTTGAAATTTTTTACTAACAGGACAAGAAATGTCACCATTTATTGTTGTAAATTTTACATCACCCAAAATACTACAAGGTCTTGTAATAACCGAAGTAGGTGTTGGAGTTGGTGTAGGGGTTGGCGTAGGAGTACTGGTAATACCTTCTATGGTTGCATCAATATCTAAATTTTCACATAGATTAATTACGGTAGTTGGAGTGGGGGTTGGTGTTGAAGTTGGAGTTGGGGTGGGGGTTGAAGTTACGCTAACCTCGCATTCAAACAACGCACTAAAATCAAAAACATCACAATGTTGAGTTGGAGTCGGTGTTGGTGTTGGACATATACCTGAATTAAAATATTCACTACATAAATCGGGACAATTAGAAAAACAAGGTGATTTACCTGACAATAAACAAGAACCGCCTAAAGTTGTTGATAAACACCATTGACTAAAACTTGTAGAATAATAGATAAACATTCCGTTAGAACTACCTGACCAATATAATTGAGAATTATATGTACCCGCACTATAGTATAAATCATCGAATGATGTATCGGTGCCACTAAGACAATAAGTTTCCTCACAAGATGACCCTGATGAACACGGAAACGATGTCAAACAATTAGTGCAATTAGTATATGATGTACTTAATCTGTAATTATCGGATGATAAAATCGTAAAATAAGGTAACGCCGATGTACTGCCTGAATTAATAATTTGAAAACAACCATTAAGTTCTTGATTTGGGTTTAAAGATGAAATTAATTCGTTAAAATATAAAGTGTCACCTATCGAAAAATCGTTAAAGTTTTCAACGCTAAAAACTATTGCAAATCTTTCACCATTACAACACCCCGAAAATTCAAAAACTGATAATTCTTTCTCAACGTAAGTCACTACAACATCTGGTGACGGTGAAGTAACCGACCCAGCCGCATTTATGTAATAATAAACCGATGGTTGTAAATCAAAAACTTTTGGAGATAAAAGAATATCTGTAAAACTAAAACCTACATATGTTGAAAGACCTGTATTTTGTATTTGATATACTGGCATCTTTTATAAAGTTAAATTTTTTATTATTTCACACTCATTACCATCAATAATTTTTATATTGTAACTCAACTGACCATCTAGTGGAGACGGAATCATAAAATCGTAAGGTAATGAATTTACGGTATCAATATAAACACAAGTAGTTATTGGTTCATCACATAGATAAACGTTATATGGAGTTACACCAGTTACATCATTTATAGTTATTTGTGTTGGCATCTATTTTTTAGATAAATATAATGTGACTAAGAAACTTGTGAAGATTGATTATTTTAATAATATTTCTTATTTTTAGGTAATGTCAGATGATGCGGAAATATTAGTTGAGTTATTAAGGGAAGTACTTGGTGATGAAAAACAACATTATGAAAATAAAGGTCAAATCGCCTTTAATTGTCCTGTTTGCGACGAAGATAGGGACAAAGGTAATCTTGAAGTAAATTATTTTTCCCATGTATATAAGTGCTGGTCATGTGGTGATGTGAACGACACCCACGGACCTTTAGGTAAATTATTTGACAAATATGGGAATAAAAAACAAAAAAAAGTTTATAATGTACTACAACCTGAGGAGTTTAAACCTAAAGAAAAAAAAATAAAAAAATTAAAACTACCACCAAATTTCACAACATTTAAAGACTCATCAGTCGTATATCCAATTAGAAGACAAGCTTACAACTATCTTAAAAATAGAGGAATTACTGATGACATTATTGAAAAATATGGTATTGGTTTTTGCGATACAGGTAGTCACGCTAATAGAATTATAGTACCATCATACGATAAAAACGGAGAGTTAAATTATTATATTGCTAGAAGTTGGATACCCAATACCAAAGCGAAATATAAGAATCCCGAAGCCGAAAAAGATAAAATAATATTTAACGAACATTTAATTGATTGGAAGAAAGACATTTATTTGGTGGAGGGAGTATTTGATGGATTCTTCTTAACCAACAGTTTACCTATGTTGGGTAAACACATGTCACAATTACTTTTTGAAACTGTATATAAAAAGGCTAAAAAAAATATAATAATATCGTTAGATGGTGATGCTTGGGATGATGCGATTAAATTATACCACGAATTAAATGGTGGTGAATTATATGGTAGAGTAAAAATAGTAAAACTACCAAAAGATAAAGATGTCTGTGATTTACAGGGACAGATTAATGAATATTACTATAATATGAGATGATAGATTTAAAAGAAATTGCAATTGAAATACGAGATATTTTAGAAAAAAAACGAGAAGAACTAGGACTTTCTTTTATTGAGGAAGACCACATTTATTTTATGAAAGATAAAGATGGAAAATTAAGAAATGACTTTCCATCGGTATCAAAAGTACTAAAGAAATTTTACACAGAATTCCCTACTGAAGAGGCGGCGGAAAGAAAGGCTAAAGGTGACCCCGAACTTAAAGAACAACTAATAAAAGAATGGGCCCTTGCGGGTACCTACTCAACAAACATGGGTAGTAGAACTCACTTTTTTTTGGAGAAGGAAACTATTAAATTATTTGGTGATTACAAAAGTGTCCGTGAACCAATATTTGAATGTGACTTTACTCAAATACTAAAGAGTGACAGTATGATTGTTGCGGGTAAAGACTACCTCCAACTTATGATTGAACGAGGTGCGGTTTTACTCGACACTGAAATTGTTTTAGGTCATCCCGAATTAGGATACACAGGACAACCTGATAAAGTTTGGTTAATCATTGGTAAAGATGGTGAGATTGGGTTAATAATTACCGATTGGAAAACTAACAAACCAAAAAATTTCGAAAGTAATCAATTTACCAAACCTATGAAATATCCATTTACCAAACAACCTAATAACGCTCTCGGTCACTACTTTGTTCAGTTACCTTTATATGGTAAGTTATTGAAGAAAATGTTAGAAGGGTCCAAATACGAGAATATTAAATTATTAGGATGTATTGTTGTTCTTCTAAAAGAAAATGGTGATTATGAGGAGTTTAGAGTACCTAAAGAAGTAATAACTACAGTCATGGATATGGGCATGGAAAACTATTTGACTAATAAAATTTAATAAACTATATTATATGGAAATAACTTTAAATTGGTGGTATAATACCACATGGGATTCAGAAAACATAAAAATAAACATAAATTATATCATTAAATAAGATGGATGAAATTATTAGACCAAAAATTGATTTGAAACAACAAGAAACAGTTGAGTGTGAGAAGTGTAAATCAATATACTTTAAAGAAATTGTTTTGATTAAAAAAGTTCCTAAATTACTAACGGGTAGTTCTGAGGACACCTTAGTACCGTTCCCAACATATATGTGCGACAGTTGCGGACATGTAAATAAAGATTTTGAATTGTTCAATAAGTAAGATGACCTATAAAGAATTTTACATATGGATTGACGGGTTTATGACTAATAGGTCATGGACAGTAATACAACAATCGGATATTGAAACAATCCAAAATAAAATGAAGGAAGTTAAAGATGATAGTCCAGTGTTTGACATTGAGAAATTTAAACATTTAGGTAAGAGAGGTAATCAATTAATAACACCTGAATATCGACCTAATGTTGACGACGATGAGTTAGGACTCCCAAATAAAATAGTAATGTAATGATTAATAAACTAGTACACTTTTCAGATTTACACATAAGACTCTTTAAAGACCACGATTTATATCGAGAGATTGTAAAAGAGATGTTATCACAGTTTGAAAACGAAAAACCTGATAGAATTGTTTTTACAGGTGATTTAGTACATTCAAAAAATCAAATGACCCCTGAATTAATTGATATGGTTTCATGGGTATTGACCGAATGTTCTAAAATAGCAAAAACGGTTCTTATAATTGGTAACCATGATTTCCTTGAAAACAATATGTCAAGATTAGATGCTCTAACTCCAATCATCGAATCATTAAAAAATGAGAACATTGTTTATTATAAAAATAGAGGTGTTTATGAAGATGAAAATGTTGATTGGGTAGTGTATTCGTTAATGGACCACAATATTCCACCTGATATTGAAAAATCGGAAAGAGTAAAAATAGGTTTATTCCATGGACCTGTACAAGGTTTAACAACGGATATTGGGTATAAGTTTGAATCAGGGTTTGAAACAGATAAATTCGCAGGATGCGATTTAGTGTTGTGTGGTGATATACATAAACGACAAACTTTTAATATCCCTGGTGGAAAAAAGGCATATATGGTCGGCTCAACTATACAACAAAACTATGGGGAAACTATCAGAAACCATGGTTTCGGAATTTACGATGTCGGAACTGACGCATATAAGTACACTGACTTAGTTAACCCAAAACCATTTCTAAAGTTTTCAATTAAATCATTCGAAGATATTGAAAACGGCACGGAAAAACTCACTAACGCATAACCAATGTATTCAGTCGAAATTAAAAATAATAAGGAGATTTATGACTTCTGTATGGTTAACGGAATTACAGATATTAATAAATTTATCCAAGATTGTTTTAAACAAGGTTTTGATATTAAAAGATACGGGCTTTTAGGAGAAACACTTAATGAAGGTGAAAAACACTTAAAAATAGACGGGTTTCAAGAAAAACAAGTGGAAATCGAGGTAATCCGAGAAAAACGTGTGGAAGTTCCTGTCGAAATCATTAAAGAGGTTGAGAAAATTATTGAAGTTCCTGTAGATAGAATTGTTGAGGTGGTTAAGGAAGTTGAGAAAATAGTTGAAGTACCTATTGAGGTTATTAAAGAAATACCAATAGAAAAAGTTGTCACAAAAATAGAATATATTAGTGACAAAACTAGTGAAAATGAACTAATCGAAAAAATCGAACAGTTGGAGGAAAAAATTTTCCACTTAACCCAAGAATTAGAGGAAGAAAAACAATTATTTTCCACTAAAACGACAGAAATGGAAAATATTTTCCAAAATGAAATATCTAAAAAAAATGAGGAGATTGATGAGATTAAACGAACTTCACCAATTCCGACGACAAATAACGACAAATCATTGATGTTACAAGAAACATTACTTAAATTAAGAAAAGATATTATTGAAAAAGATAAATTAATTGAAGAATTAACCAATAAAATCAATAATATTGAAAATAACATAAACAAAGGGGCCGTATATATGAACGGGTCCAACTTAACTAATAATTTATAATATGACAATCCAAATTTTAGCTTGGTTCATTTTAAGTTACGGACTAATGAACATTATGGTTTACGGAAGTATATTCCAAGGACTCAGAGACTTTTTCCAAAAGTGGGGACAAAATCCGTACGCACCTTTCCGACATCTAGGTGAGTTTATATCAGGTATTTTATCTTGTCCTATGTGTTTTAGTACTTGGGGAGGGTTTTTCTTAGGATTTTTTATATTTTCACCAACTCATGAATTATTCCAAACCCACGAATATATTTCATGGTTTTTTGATGGTGTAGTATCATCAGGTGCGGTTTGGGCAATAAATGCGATGGTTGAGTGGTTCGAAGAAAACAGACCAACAAGACCTTAATTGACTTAATTGAAAATAATCATTAAATTTAAAATAAAAAATAAATTATGCCACAATCAAAAAAAAGAGGGGGCAAAAAAGCCCACAACAAAAGAGTTAAAGCTAGAAA